CGATCGAGGACGCCAAAAAGACCGACGCGGAGGCCAGCATTCAGTCCGATGTCGATCTCGACTTCGTCACGGCGGCCGTGCAGACGCTGGCGGACAAGCGGGCTGATCAGCTCTCGACGCTGATCGACGATCAGCTGCAGGAATTGGGCGGCAACCAGACCTACGATTACGTGGCGCTCAACCGCGACGTGCTGCGCAGCGGCATCATCTACGGCCTGGGGCTCTTGCGGGGCCCGTACGCGCAGGAATCGAAGTCGTCAGCATGGTCGCTCGATCCGACGACGAACCAGCCTGTGGTGAAGTCCAAGACCGTCTACAAGCCGATGTACGAGTTCCTCAAGGTGTGGGACTTCTACCCAGACATGGCGTCCAAGTCCTTCGATGATATGGACGGCTATTTCACCCGCGTCGTTATGTCGCGCTCCCAGGTGCGAGCGCTGGCCAAGCGCACTGACTTCTTCGACACCGTGATCAAGCGGTATCTGACCGACCACATCATGGGCAACTACCGCCCGCAGCCGTTCGAGACGGAGCTGCGCGCGATGGGCGTCAAGGTCAACGTCAACGAGATGAAGGTCGAATCCTCGAAGTACGAGGTCGTCGTCTGGCACGGCCAGACTTCCGGTGCGTGGCTCGCGATCTGCGGTGTCGACGTGCCGGAAGACAAGCACGCCGACGAGATTGACGCCGAGATTTGGATGATCGACGGCAACGTGATCAAGGCGTCTCTGAACCCGTGGGAGAAGCTCGGTGTCAAGGTCAAGACGATCCACACCTTCCTCTTTGACGAGGACGATACGTCGCCCGTTGGGTTCGGGCTGCCAAACGCGATCCGGGACAGCCAAATGGCGGTCAGCGCCTCGACCCGGATGCTGCTCGACAATGCCTCAGTGGTCTGCGGACCAAATCTTGAACTCAATACCGATCTTCTCCGTCCAGACCAGGACCTGACCAGCACGAGCGCCTACAAGATTTGGTATCGTGAGGGCACGGGCGTGGACGCGCAGCAGCGCGCGGTGCAGAATGTCGAGATCGAGTCGCACATCCCTGAGCTGCAGCAGATTATCGAGCTGTTCATGAAGTTCGCCGATCTGGAGACGTTCGTGGGCCCAGCCACCGGTGGCGACATGTCGCAGGGGCCGAGCGAGCCCATGCGGACGGCGGCCGGCGCGTCCATGATCCGGGGCGATGCGGCACTGCCGTTCAAGGACATCGTCCGCCACTTCGACTCGTTCACGCAATCGGTGCTCGAATCGCTCGTGCAATTCAACCGCAAGTTCAATCCGGATCGCGCCCCTGAGGGCGACTACAACGTGATCGCGCGCGGCGCTACCTCATTGGTGGCCAAGGAAGTGCGCGGCATCCAGATGGACCAGTTGGCGACGACGCTGACTCCCAAGGATTTGATCCAGATCGACCAGCGCAAGTGGACGCGTGCTCGCTTCGCGGCTCGTGATCTGACCGACATGCTGGTCTCCGAGGAAGAGGCTGAGCGCCGGCAGAAGCAGCAGGACGCGACTGACGCCCAGATGGCCCAGCAGCAGCAGGCGACGGTCGAGGCGCAGGTGCGCAAGGTGCTGTCCGACGCCTTCAAGAACATCGCGCAGGGGCAGAAGAATTCGGCTTTGGCGGACGCGGCAAGTGTCGACGCCGCGCTGAAGCTGTTGGAAGCGGGAGTGACCGGTGCAATTGCTCAACAAAACGGAACAGCTGGACCTGATGCGGCGACTGGTCCAGGCGAAGGAGACCCCGGAGCTGCTGATGGTTCGACGGCTGGTGGAGCACCGGCTGGAGGAAGCCAAGACCAACCTGGTGCTGTGCCCGGTCCTGGAGATGCCGCGCCAGCAGGCCCTGGCGGCGGCCTACCTGAGTCTCCTGCGGGACCTGACGCGTCCGGTGGCTAACATCGACTCGCCGGCATCTGAGTAACAATTTCAAACGGTTGAGGGATAATCATGTCTACTGAAAATGATACCGCGTTCGAAGACGCCTTCAAGCAGCTCTCGGCGGCCGACGCCACGGAGAACAAGGTGCCCACCGGCCCAGCGGCTGGTGATGCGCCTCCGGCGTTGCAGACGGCTCCGACGGGCCCAACCGGCACGGCAGCCCCAACCGAGGGTCCGACCGGCACCGTTGCCGTAGAGACCCTGACCCCGACGGAGCTGGCGGCAAAGGCTGCCACCGACGAGGCTGCCACCGACGAGGCCGCGGCGAAGGTCAAGGAGACCGAAACGGCCCAGGCCGCGATCGTCGCCCAGGCTGAAGAGGACTTGCTGAAGCGACTTGGCGGCGTGCTCAAGAAAGCTGCGCCGGAGCCGGTGGCAGTGCCACAGATGCAGCGGGTGGAACCGGATCAGCCTCAGTCTCCGTTCACCCAGGAGCAGGCGGCGTTCCTGGCAGCCTACGAGAAGGAGTTCCCGGACATCGCCGCGGCGGAGCGGCTGCAGCGCCGGGCCGATCTCGTGGCCACGACCGGCTACATTTTCGGGGAGATTACCCGCAGTCTGCAGCCGATCATCGAGCAGGTCCAGGTGCTGGCGCAGCGCACGCATCTGGGCGATCTGCACACGGCGGTGCCGGACTACGACGCGACGCGCGACCAGGTCATCGCGTGGGTGGACAAACAGCCGGCGTACTTGAAGGCTGCCTACCAGGCAGTGGTCGCGCAGGGCACGGCCGCCGAGGTGGCCGACCTGATCAAGCGGTATCACGCCGACACAGGCACGCCGGTGGCCGCCACGGCTGACCCGGCGGCGGCTGCTGCGGCTGCTGCGGCTGCGGCCAAGACTGCCAAGGCCGAGGCTGATCGCAAAGCGGCTGCTGCGGCGCTGGCTCCGGTCGGCTCGAAGAGGTCTGTCGCGGTTGCCAGCGAACCCACGGACTTCGACGGCGCGTTCGCTGCTGCGGCTGCGCTCAAAGACCTGTGATTGAGTAGTTGACAGGCTGCTACCTATGGTGGTACAGCCTGTCAGCGTAACATGCTGAGCTGCCTCAGGGTCCCATACAAGCGGGACGACCTCTGGCCCTAGTCGGCGAGACACCCCCGATTCAGGAGACTCATCATGGCCGCGATCACCTCTTATGGCGACATCTCCCCGGCAGTCGCCGCCTATTCCGTCGTCCGCATGCTCAAGAGGGCCATGCCCTATTTGCATTTGGAAAAATTCGGCCAGACCTATCCCCTTCCGACGAACTCGACGCAGACCGCGAAGTTCCGTCGCTACTTCATGACCGGCGCTACTGGCGCGGCGGGTCCTGATGGCGGTGGCACCAACGGCGCTGGCGCGGCGTTCAACATCCCGGTGGCCATCACGCCGCTGATCGAGGGTGTCACGCCTTCGGGCTCGACCCTGGCCAACCAGGACTACACCGTGACGCTCGCCCAGTATGGCGACTTCATGACCATCACCGACGTGATCGAGGACACCCACACGGACCCGGTCTTGCAACAGATGACCGACATCCTTGGCGAGCAGGCTGCGCTCACCGTGGAGACCCTGCGGTTCAACGTTCTCAAGGCCGGCACCAACGTCTGGTACGCGAACGCGGTTGCGGCTCGTGCCAACGTCATCACCGCGATCGCGCTGTCCGACCAGCGCAAGGTGACGACCGGCCTGAACCGGCAGAACGCGAAGAAGATCACCACGGTGGTCGCTTCCACGGCGGACTTCAATACGAAGTCGGTCGAAGCGTCCTACATGGCCGTTTGCCATCCGGACCTGGAAACCGATCTGCGCTCGATGACCGGCTTCAAGGTGGTCGCCGACTACGGCCCGCACACGACCCCGTTCGAAGGCGAAATCGGCTCCTGCGAGCAGGTTCGCTACCTCACCTCGACTGTCATCGCCCCGTTTGCGGGCCTTGGCGCTGCGGTGGGTGCGAGCGGGCTGCGCGCCACCGGCGGCAATGTCGATGTGTACCCGATCCTGATCTTCGCGCGCGACGCTTTCGGCATCGTCCCGCTCAAGGGCAAGTCGTCCATGACCCCCATGGTCGTCAACCCCAAGCCTGCGGCGGGTGATCCCCTGGCGCAGCGCGGCACGGTCGGCTGGAAGCTGTGGACCGCCACGATCATCCTGCAGGACGCCTTCATGGCTCGCCTCGAAGTCGGCTGCACGGCGTAATCACCCTGACGGGGCCTCCGGGCCCCGTCATCGCAACCCCTCGGTTCTAGGAGCACGAAAATGACTCTCAATGCCTCGGGCATCGGCCCCGACACCTACACCGCCTTCGGCAACATCGCCACGGGCCACTTCACCGGCGACGGCTCGGGTGCCATTACGGTCAATCTGGGCTTCACGCCCGTCTACGCGAAGCTCATCGACATGGCGGCCGCCACCGGCGCGTCCGAGTACGAGTGGATTCTCGGTATGGCGGCGACGGACACCCTCCTGACGACTGGTCTGGTCGATCCGGCGATCGACGCCAACTCGGCGATCGTGTCGAATGGCAAGATCACCTCTCGCACCGAGGTCGCCTTCCCGGCCCCCGGCGCGCAGACTCCCGATGACGGCGTGAACGGCACGGCCTCGGTCAGTGTCTACTCGCCGGACCCGACTGTGGCCAAGCTCACGTTCAACATCAACGTGAACGCCCACACCTACGTCTGGGTCGCCATCGGCTAACGAACGGTGGCGGGCTCCGGCCCGCCTCCACCTCTTTCAGGGGTCCGTCATGGCCTGCATCCGCATCGAGCGCATCCAAAACGGTTTCACCGTGTCCGTGACCGATCCCAAGATCGTCGCGGCGAACGAGGCTCGATCTGGGAAGGACGTGCCGTCCAGCAAGTGGATGGACCCGTGCCGGGAATACCGGTTCGACAATGAGGCGGCAGTGGTGAAATTCGTCGAGAAGGTCATCGTCACCGCGCTCCCCGCCGAGTCCACCCCGCCGGACTCATTCGCGAAAGCCTTCGACGCGGCCGTCAAGGCAACGTCTGACAACGATGGAGATGAGTGATGACCGTGACCGTGACCACAATCGACACCACCGGCAATGATTCGTGGGCCAAGACGGCTGCGCGGATCAACGCCAATTTTGCCGCGTTGGCGGCCGGCGTGAACGCTGGAGTCACCGGCCCGACCGGCCCGACCGGTCCGACCGGCGCTACCGGCTAATCAGAGAGCTGACAAATGAACATCGAAGAACTCGGTTCCAATCTCGCTATCCCGCCCGCGCGCAAACCGCGGGCGGCCAAACCTCCGGAGGAAGCCAAGCCATCCCAGGCCGTGGGCATGCCGGAGCGCAAGAAGATCATCCTCGAAGAGAACGAAAACATCCCGCCGAACGGGCTGTACATTGGCCTCAACGGGGTTGGCTACATTCTCAAGCCCGGCGAAGTCGTGAACGCACCCATCGGCGTGATCGACATTCTGGAGCACGCCATCGAGATGACCCCGGTCCTCGACGCAACTACCCGGCGTGTCGTGGGCCATCGTCAGAAGCAGCGGTTTCCATTCCGGTTCGCTGCGTAAGTCAAGGGGCTGGCTATGAACCTCGCCGAGCTGCTCGAAGAGCTGCGGGATGGCATCCTGCATGACAACTCCGATCAGATCGGCGGGGGTGGCCACAGCCAGCTGTGGTCTGATCGCCGTCTCGTCCTCTATATCGATCAAGCCCAGCGCCGCATGGCGCGTCAGGCGCTCATGATCCGCGACAAGATGCCGCAGGAGACCGAGCCGTTTGAGCGCGAATACGTGCTGGACTCCTCGATCATCGCAGTCATCTCCGCCCGCTGTCGCGGCGACCAGGCCGACCTGGCGCGCGCCGGGCACGCGCTGTTCGACACCTACCACGTCCCCGACACCTATTTCTTCGATCCGTCGGCGCTGAGCGTGCTGCCGCCCGGCAAGATGGTGGCGTTCGACACTGACGAGCAGGTGGCCCCGGACGAGGACGGGTCCATGGGTACGATGGTGCTCCGCGTCTACCCCGCGCCGGACCCTGTGCATGTCCAGGAATTGATCCTGCGGGTCATCCGTATGCCGATGAACCACCTGACCATGGACGACATGAAAGCCGTTCCCGAAATCCCCGAGGAACACCATCTCGACATGCTCGATTGGGCCGCCTACTTGGCGCTCCGTAAGGTGGATGTCGACGCAGGCAACCCCGATCTCGCTGCGGCTTTCCGTGCGTCCTTCGAGGCTCACTGCACTGAGGCCCGGAACATCGCGATGCGCAAACTATTCGCAGTCTCGGCCTGGGGTTTCGGCCGGAATGCGTGGTCATACGAGGGCAATTGACGCTCCGCGCAGGCCATTGCAACCGCAGCGCGAACGCGTTACGGTGAGTTTGCCCGCGTGTAGGAGATTTCGCGATGTCCGGTATGGCCCTCCCGAAGATGTCGCCGCTTCAGTTCGGCGCTGTTCCGCACTTCAAGGACGGCGCGGCTGATGTGGCTGCCCCTAGCGTCAAACCCGGCACGCTGACCAAGGGGACCACCGGCCCGTTCCCCGTCAACCTGACCCCGGCCCCGATCGCCCCGACCGCTGTGGGTCGCGCGCGCGGCGTCGGCTGGCCGCCTGCCGGTACCATGGCTGCGCCTGTTGGCGCGCCGCCCATTACCGGGCCTGTGGCGGCTGCGGCTGCGGCTGCGGCTGGACCGCCGAGTGGTCCTCCGGCTTATGCAACTCCGGCCATGGTCGCCCGCTGGGGTGCGGCGGCGACTGGTGTGCCCCCTATGGTCTATGGGGCTGATGGAAGGCCAGCTACGTACCAGGGTGGCGTGGGAAATGATCTTGCGCGGGCGCAAGTGGCTACGGCGGTGCGTGGGAAGTCGTTTCAGCTGAGTGCTCTCGATCAGGCTCTTCCAGGGCAACCTGGTGGTCCAAAATCGGATGCTTCGGCTCCGGTTACGATGCAGCGGCCCATGACCAATTACGACGTGAAGATGGCCGCCCCGTTCTTCCTTCACCCACAAGAACAAGCCCAACATCTGATGGTGGAGGGGATCAATCGGGCTCTCCAGGAGTCGCTCGGCCAAATTGACGCGGCGCAGGGCGCAGGCACTCCGCAGGCGTTGGCCGCGAGGGACGCAGCGTACGCAGCGCGCATTGAGCAGCTTCGGCGCGTTTTCAACCCGACGGCCAACGAGGTGTGGGGCGCACAGAACGGCGTGGCACCGACGATGTCCACGCCGACTCTGCCGGCTGGAGCAGTTGATCCGGGTGATGGCACCTGATAGTTGGGGGGCATCATGGCCGATCAAGACTGGCTCTCACAGCTTCCAATCTTTCATGTCCTGGATGGAAGTAATCCAGCTCCGGCGTCTCAGCCGGGGAACTGGCTGACCTCTGGCCTTCAGAAAGGCACGGGGGAGCTGTATGCTGGGATTGGCCACACCATCCAAGCGGCCGGTACGGTCCTTGGGGTCCCTGACGTTGTTCAGGGTGGCCTCGGCAAGCGGCTTGGCGACAACTCGGCCGCGTGGGCGCAGCAGGCCAGCCGCCCCGATATCGACGCGTTGCCCTGGTACCACCCAGAACGCATCGCGTACAACATCGCCCAGATGGTCCCAACTTTGGCGCTCGCTGGCTTTGGTGGCGAGGCGCTTGGGGGTATTAAGGCACTGTCGGGGGCCGGCACACTCGCTTCCGCGGCGCGGGCTGCGCCGTTCATGATCCCTGGGGCTGTGGGGTCGAACGTCGAGCAGGAAGAGGCACAGCACCCCGGCGCTCTGTCGCAGGCCGGCGCGGCCAAGGCGTTGGCTTTGGGCATCCCTGAGGGTGCAGCTATGGGCTTCATGCCCGGCAAACTCGGCCAAATCATGAAGGATGGCGCAGTGGGGGGCCCCGCCAAGCGGGCGTTCACCAATGCAGCCGTCGTGGGTGGCTATCAAGGTGTTCTAGCAGCCGGACAGACCGCCGTATCCCAAGAGGCTTATGCCCCGGAGATGCCTGCTCCTGATCGTGCGCGCAAGATTGTCGACGCCGGTCTGTCCGCGGTGATGATGGGGGGTGTTCTGGGTGGTGCGTTCGGGGCGCTCCATCCGAAGATGGTGGACATGCAGGGGACACCCCCGAGCGGCGTTACACCTGACGATATGTCAGCGGTGGTAGACGCTGCGACCAAGTCTCAGCCTGCACCTGTCCGTCCTGGCACGATGGGCCTTCCGCTAGCTGGCCTGCCGCCAGAAGAAGCGCAGAAGATGTACACGCGCCCACCAGGCTCGCTGCCGGCTGGTGCGGCACCTGGCTGGCGTCCGCCTGAAGAGTGGCTGAACAACCCGCCGATTGGACACGGCCTGCCCGCTCCAGATGGCACGCCTCTGCTCGAAGCGCCAACGCCCGTGTCCGACATGTCGGATGCCGATCTGAACGCCAGGCAGGAGGCACTGCGGGGCAGGGCTGAGAAGCCAGCGCGCGGCGCGATCCCTGCTGGTCTTGGACGGCTCCAGAAAGCGGAATACGCGGAGATCAACCAGGAATTCGCCCGGCGGACGCCTCCCGGTGCGACGCCCGGTATTGGCTTTGTCATCCCGAACTACACCCCTGAAGAGGTGGCGGCGCGTGAGCCCGAGGTGAACCAGTTCAAGGAATCGGTGCTCGCCGACCTGACCAAACAGCAGCAGATGTGGGCGGCGAAGAATCCGTTTTTCCAGAACCTCAACGCGAAGGACCCCTACGAGATGGTCAGCGCGTTGAAGGATTACGTGAACGACGCTGACGCATCTAACAAGGATGTTCCGGGGTATCTCCAGAAAATCGCCGAGAAATACGGTGTGATGAAGGACGGGCTTCCGTCTGATCCACAGGTCGTGCTGAAGGAATTGAACGACCAGAATGATAGGCTGCAGGCCGATCAGGCTGCCGCCAAGACGAAAGAAGACTTCCTGCGTGTGAAGCGGGCGAACGATGCGCTGAAACCCGAGCTGGCCGCGGCTCAGGCGATGGCCGACCTGCACGCTGAGGCCGGTCTACGCTTGGACGCCTTGAAGAAGCCCATCGCGCCGGAACCAACGGAGGCTCCAGATGCCGTTCAAGAGCCAAGCACAGCGGGCGTTCATGTACAGCCAGCACCCGGAGTTGGCGAAGGAGTTCGAGGCAGCGACGCCCAAGGGAAAGAAGCTCCCGCGGAAGTTGCACCTGGGGATGCTCGCCTCCCCCACTGGGAGCAGTACGCCCAAGACCACCCAGAAGTCGCCACCGCCCCCGAAGGACTCGAACCAAACCTGACCGCCCCCGACGGTGGTCGGGTGCTCCGCGATCTGACCGGCGAGGAAGCCAAGCTGCCGCCTGCGCCAACGCATGTCGAGCCACTACTAGCGAAATCTGAGCCTATTGCGGGTCGGGCTGGGCAGCCACCAACGATCCCTGGTGATCTACAGCACTCCGACCCGAAGGTGGTGCAGGCTGCGGTTGATACGGTCAAGCAGTTCCGTGATGAGCAGCGGGCCAGGCTACAGGCCATCCGCGACGCCGAGCCGAATTCGGTCTGGCAGGCGTACGCCGATAAAGCGCTGGCGTCTGATCGCCTGGGGCATGGTGATCCGGACGCTGTGCGCCGGGCGATCAACGCGTTCGCGGCCCGCGATGACATCGAGGGGCGCACCGTGCGCGCCGCCGCGCCGCTAACTGCGTTCGAGGCGCAGGGGGTTGAATCCCCCAAGGATCAGCCACCGAGCTGGGCGACGGGTCATGCGGCAGAACTTGGTGGCGACGTGGCGTATCACGACGCAGATCATGCGCTGATCCGCGGGCACAACATGCTCGGCCAGGACCTGTATGTCCCTGTCGATCGGGCGACCGGGCAGCGCACTAAGTTCAGCCTGGATGACACTACGGCTCCGTGGATGACCGAACCGGTCAAGGCGAAGCTGGTGGCGGCGCGGGATCAGTACATCAAGTCGCAGAAGACTGATCCCGATGGCCCGTTCAAGGGTGCGACCGACAAGGTCGTCGGCACCCCATCCGCTGATCCGCGGGTGGTTGGGTATGTTTCGCGCCTGATGCGTATGCTGGGCCTTGGTAATACGCGTGTGCTGATCGTTCACCCTGGTGACGTACATGGTCAGGCTGGAGATGATCTCCAGCTCAACGGGGCATACGCACCGGCCAGGACGGCAGGCATGGATGGGGCGCAGCTGGGGCACATGCGTCAGTTCGGACCAGATCAGAAGGATTTCTACATCTACATGCGGCCTGGGATGTCGGACGTTCGGACGGTCGAGGCCGCCTCGCATGAGGTAGGTCATATTGTCCAACGGGTGGCGCTGCACAACGCGTCGGACGCGGTCCAGTCGGCCGTCCGGAGGGCGTATGACGCGTATTTTCGTGCGACGACTGGCGCGACGATGCAGGACATCGTCCGCATGACGCGCAACCGCGAGATGGCGATGGAGCTTGACGATCCGTCCTGGGCACGCCCGGTCGATTCGGCTCACGCTGCGTACTTCAAATATCTGACCGGGTTCGACGAATGGTTCGCCGACAACGTGTCGCGCTGGGCCACGACGGCTGAGAAGCCGTTGTCGGCGGTTCAGAAGTTCTTCTCTGCGGTGGCGCAACGGATGCGGGAGTTCATCACTGCCGTCACTGGTCAGAAGTTCATGCCGAACGACGCGGTGAAGGACTTCCTCGATCACATGCAACCCGACTCTGACATGGGCTGGCTGGCGCAGCGCAAGCTGATGGGCGGCGGACAAATTCCGATCGAGCCACCAGAGATGCGTGCCGCGCGCTCGGTCCAGGACATGGAGAAGGATGTCGGCGACTTCATCAAGAGCGCAGACGGCTTGACCAAGCGCGCCGCCGGCATGGGGTCGGAGTGGTGGGCCAATCTCCGCGGGGCGTCACGGCGTGCTCTGGCGATGGCTACAGACGGCCAGTCGCTGGCCGACATCTGGGCCAAGAAATTCGCTGAGGGCAAAGCCTACTACGAGGCGTCGAACACGCGTGACAACGTGCTGGACAAGGCCAATAAGGGCTTCACCCCAGGGATCAGGGCCGTGCGGGAGTTCATCAAGACTCCGGGCGGCAAGGCGATGTGGGGCCAGATTCAGCAATACCTCATCGACTCGCAGCGCCTCCCCAAGGACGACCCTGGGCTGAAGAGCCAGCTCGACAGCATCCGCACGCAGGGCGGTAAGCCGATCTTGGATGGCTACCTGATGGACGGCCAGACTTCGCACTACATGCGCGTCGCAGCGCAAATCCAAGAGGTTGTGGATCGTCACGCGAATGACCCGGTGCCGTTCAAGCCTTGGGCGACGAACCCGTTCCTGGACTACCAGGCGATGGCGGACGAGCACGACAACGCGGTCAAGAATAACACGTACTGGAAGCGGATCGCCAACGAGGGCTACGGGAAACTGCAGTTGCACCTCATGACTGCGGCGGATGCAGCGAAGGCGGAGACCGATCCGAAGGTCGCCAAGGTGTTGGCCGCTGCGAACCCTGATCTCAAGGCGCTGAGCAAGCAGGCCGGCATGGCGCTGGATCAGGCGGCGGCAGGTGACTACGCGCCGTTTCGGCGCAGTGGCAAGTATTTCGTCGCTGGCAAATTTGCGGTCGATGAGGCGGGTAAGGTCAAGCCGGGGGCGATCG